GAATTGCAAGGTTCAGGATTTAGGGACGCAAGCGCAAATACTTTTGAAGAGGAAAAAGAATTGATGTGTAAAGAAACAAGGTTCAAAAGTTGGAACAATGAAGATGCTCGGCTTTATTGGGTTAACCTTTTAAGGATGTGTAATTGGTTTAATGACAATAGCAAAGAATTAGACGTATTTATTTATAAAATACACGATGGCGAGTTGGACGATGACCGTTATAGATTTGCTGATTATTGGATAGGGTTCAGATGCAAAAGTTAATTTATCTGTTAATACTCCCAACACTAGCTTTTGCACCGCCTAACAATGTTGAAATAAAGCAAAGTTTTGATTATGCCGAATATTTAAGGCAAAAAATAAACTGCATTTTAGAACTGGAAGATGGCTCAAACTACTGGGAGTTTAAAAACAAGACAAAAGATAAAGAATTATTAATTAAAAAATATTTGAACAGATGATAGGAAATTTAATATTATGGATTAAAGAAATAGTAAAGCAAGAATTTTTTTGCATACATAAATATGAAATTATAAACCGCAAAGATTTAGAAGGTGGAAGTTTTTTGAAATGTAATAAATGTGGTAAAATTATTAATTAAAAAATATTTGAACAGATGAAAATAAAAGACTTAAAACAGCCATACAAAGAAAATAACAAAAGATACTTTATTGTTTCTTATTCAGGTAAAATTAATTCAAACATCTTTGTAGGTTTTATTGATTTTTCGACAGATGGATGTTTTTTAAATCTTAAAAAAACAGTTGAACACATTAAACAAAAACAAGGAATAAAAGAATGCGTTATTACCAACATAATGGAAATAAGCGAACAAGATTTTAATGATTGGAATAATTAAATTTAAAAAAACACTAAGAAAATGAAACTAAGTAAAGAGCAAAGAGATAACATAACCAAACTAAGTGCCTTATGTTCAATTCAAACACTTATGTTTAGCGGTTGTAAAGCTGATATTATAGCCATGAACACACACACACTAAAGCAAAGTTATAAATACGATACTTTATCTAAGCCTAATAAAAAAGTAGTTGATAAAAAGATAGCCGAAGCGGTTAAGGGTTTAATCCTAACGATTGAAACGGTTATAAAGGTAAACGCAAGGATTGAAACCTCAATGCGTAACACTTTAGGCGATGAAGTAGTAGATGCTTTAATTGATGAAATTGATATGGCACTTGATAAAGTTGAACTGGATAAATATTTAAAGAAATGAAACCACTAACAATAGAACACGCCAAAGAAAAAAACTTTACACCGATTGAATGTGTGAAGTATTTTAAACCTGATTGGAGCGATGAAGCTTGTTTTGATTTATTAATGGAAGAAACTTGTTACCCTTTTGACTTTGAAAGAATGATAAAACAGTTAAACAACAAATTTTGTATAAAATGATACACCCACAAATTTATGTAGGCTTGGAATTAAAGCCAAAACAAGTTAATTTAATATCCATTTTTGAAATGGTATGCGAAAAATTAAATGTACATCCGAAAGAAGTTAGCGGTCGTACCCGATTTGAAGAAATTGTACGTGCTCGGATTGTCTATTCAATACTTGCGCTTGAATGCGGTTATACCTTGCGCGAAGTTGGTAAACTTATAAACCGCCACTACTCGAGTATAATTCACTATAAGGATGAGTACAAGTACATGAAGTACAATCCGAGATTAGAAGAGGACTTTAAAAAATGTAGGTTATGATAGTGCTATATTACATTTTATTCAAGATATTTGTTACTTATTTAGAAATTGTAAACTTTTTTAAACGATAAGAAATGGAAGAGAAATTTAATTTATTTGTAAAAAAACAAACTGAAAACCTATTAAAAGATTTTGTGAGTTTTTTAATACACCATAAAGTAGCTGAACAAACGGCTAATGAGCAAATTTATTCATTTATGGAATTAGACAGGTTTATGCCTTACCATATTGAGGATTTTAAAGATTATATCGAGCAGAGAGTTATAGATAAAAAGGTTGATAAAGACTACGAACTTGCAAAATTTTGGCAACAAGTAGCAATCGAAAGTGCTAAGCACTCCAACACTCCCGAATTTATAGCCGACAATGCGGTTAAAAAGTTTAAAGAGCAATTTTTAAATGATAAATAATTTCACTAACTTTGTAACCTATGAACTTTTTTAAGAAAATAAAGGTAAAACGAGAATTAAAGGAAATCGAACAACAACTTGAAGCACTTAAGCAAATTAAGTTTTATGAGGCCTTGATTTTAGCCTTACCAACGGAACAGCTTAATGTAAGGGTTGGTTATATGGACTTTGTACTCGAAAAACACGATAAGTTAAAACCGATAGTTGATAAGATACTTATTGAGGAAATTAATAAACAGATTGAAAATTTAAAGGGTAAGTTATGAGCAAAGTAGGAGCGCCGAAAGGAAATAAAAACGCTGAAAGGTGGACTTTTGAAGAAGCTAGTGCTTTTTTTGATAAAGCCTTAACACTTTCTAAAAATAACGAATACGATTTTATAGGGGAAATAGCCTACGATTTAGATGAAAGTAAGAATATATTTGATTATTTAATAGATAAATTTCCTGAGCTTAAACCTTTAAAGGAAAAGCTTTTAACTAACTGTGAAGTAAATTGTTTCAGGAACGTAAAAAAGGAAAATATCAATGTTGCAATAGGAATTATCAACTTAAAATCAAATCATGGCTGGACAGACCGCCAACAACTTGACCACACCACCAAAGGCAACGAAATAAACCAAACGCCTATAATCGTGGCTAACAAGGAAACAGCAGACGCTTTAGAGGAATTAAGAAAAAGATTTGAAGATGAAACTAACGAAGACGTTTCATAACACTTTAAGAGCCTATTTAAGTAATAGCAGATTTATAGTTAATAAGGGAGGGTCTAGAAGTGGTAAAACCTATTCAGCCCTCCAACTGCTTTATATCATTGCAAGAGATAGCAAAAAGCCTTTAATCATACACGTAGTAAGCCATAGCACCCCCCATTTAAAGGACGGTGCTATTGTCGATTTTGAGCATATCTTAAACGGTCAACAGATTAACATTGACGCCATACGAACGCAGAACCCACACACGTATAAAATAGGCGTTTCAACCATTAAATTTATAGGATTTGATAACGTAGGTAAATCACACGGAGCAAAAAGGGATATACTATTCGTGAATGAGTGTAATTTAATGAAGTATGAAATCTGCCATCAATTATTTCAGCGTACTAGGGGCACTATATTTCTAGATTATAACCCAAGCAGTAAGTTTTGGATTGATACGTGCGGAATATTGGAGGATGAACGCACCACCCTGATACACTCCACATTTTTAGATAACGCTGAGAATTTAACACCAGCGCAAATAGATGACTTCGAAATGGCTAAGCGCAAACACGATGAAGAGCGCCAAAGGGGAATACAAGGGTACTACTATAATTGGTGGAGGGTTTACGGGTTAGGCTTGTTAGGTAGGGTATCGGGTACAATCATTAATAATTGGGAAGTTGCTCCATTTCCTGATACTGATGTTTACGGATATTGCATTGACTGGGGAGCAAAAGACCCGTTTACATTAACCAAAGTTGCAGTCGATAAAAAAACCAAACGATTATGGGCCCACCAAGAAATTTATGCGCCAATGCCGAATTTGGATAATATGGTGGAAGCTATTACCAAGAAGATAAAAGACCGCTCAAAGGTTATAATTTGCGATAGTGCCAGACCTGATTTGATAGTGTTGCTAACAAGGAATGGCTTTAATGCTCGACCGTGTTTACCGAAGAAAAAACTAAATAGTATTCAGTTGCTATCTAGTTACCAACTACTTATCACGGAACAATCCTTTAATATTCAAGACGAACTATATAAATACAAGTGGAAAGACAAAGCAGGGGAAGTTCCTGAGGACGGCAACGACCACTCAATCGACCCGTTAGGATATTATTTGCGTTGGTACGACTATACTTATTAATTTTTTTTATAACTTTGCAAATATGATAATTAAAAACTATAATACAGAGCCTTACAACGTTTTCGAAACGACTAAACCAGCAACCGAAAATGTTTTTATACCCTTGTTCAGTTCAGGGAGGGCAAATACTAATATAAGCGAAAGTTATTTAATTGAGGAGGGTTACATAACCAACGATATGGTTTACGCTGTTGCTAAGCGTATCGCTCAGGTAACCGCAAGTTTACCCATAATACTCGAAAATAACGGACAATATATTGAGGATGATAACGACGAGTTAAAGCGGTTTATATTCGAGAATTGGCACGATAACGACAGCTTAGAACAGGCGTTGTTTAAAGAGGTGCTATATTTGATACTAACGGGGGATAGTTATCACTATGCACCATACGAGTATATTGGCGCTAGTTTACCAAGCAAAAATTATATTTTGCCCCCTCAAAATGTGAGAACATGGCGTGAAACAATGTCGATATTATCCGATATTGACCGTTACGAATTTAACGACGGTGTAAGTATTCGAAAGATAAGCCCAACGGAAATAATGCACTGCCAATATTTCAACCCAAGTATTGAGGGAATTAGAAACAACGAGGGGTTAAGTCCTTTGCAATCGGGATTTGACTTACTTAAATCAACCAATAACCGAAATTTGGCAGAAAGTAGCCTATACGAAAATAGGGGCGCTAGTGGTATTATATCTTCAAGAAATGAGTACCCAATAACTGCAGAAGATAGGGAGCAGTTACAAAGAGATTTTAACAATCGGGTAGGCGGTGCAAAAAACGCCAACAAAATTATAACCGTTCAGGGGTCTGTTGACTACAAGCAGTTAGGAATGAGCGCTAGTGATATGGAGTTGCTAGGTATGAGAGCCGAACACCTTAGAGCGGTTTGCTCATTGTTTGGCGTTCAATCGGTTATATTCGGCGATGTTGGGGCAAGTACTTATAACAATATGCAGGAAGCTATGAAAGACTTTTATAACCAAACTTGTATTCCTATTATGGAGCAAATTTTGGCGCAAAAGAACAAGCAACTTGTAAAAAGATACAACTACATATCAGGACAAAAGTACAAACTAACAATAGACAAAAACGATATTGATGCACTTAAACCTGATTATACCGTTAAAGTAGATAACATATTGAAACTAATAAATGCGGGGTTAATGACCGTAGAAGAAGCAAAAACAGAACTAAACCTTTAAAAAATGGAAATAAAAACACTAATCGAGAAAAAAGCTGAGGTATTAAAGCTTAGGAGAATTGCAAGAAAATATGATGTTATAACTAAATCCGATGTTGTAGAGATTGAGAGCGAGGACGATGTACTAAAACGTACTATTATCGGCAACACTTATAATTGGTTAGATAATCATGGGGACGTGCATTTATCGGGGTGCTTTGCTAAGTCAATAAGTGAGCGTGTACCGTTTTTCTTAGCCGACCATAAGCACGATGTTACTGCAAAGGTGGGAATAATTAACGAGGTAATGGAGTCACCAATAAGTTGGGCAGAATTAGGAATTGATAAAGATGGGAATACCGAGTGTTTAAAGGCAAATGTTGATATTATCGAGGATCTAAACAAAAGTGTATATTACCAATATAAAAATGGTATGATTAACCAACACTCAGTTGGAATGGAATACATACAACTGGATATTGCCATTAACGATACTTACGATAAAGATGGTTATGCAAATTGGTTAAAATACTTACCGATGTTAGGCAATCCGATAGAAGCTGAGGAATGCGGTTACTTCTACTTAGTTAAGGAAGCTAAATTATTTGAAATAAGCGCAGTTTTAGCGGGTAGTAATATATTAACCCCAACTATGCAAGATGACGCTGTTATAAAAGAAATTTATAATAAATTTGGAGATATAGAAAAATTTTATGAATTTTGTAAAATCACTCTAGGAACTGAGCCGACAAATGTCACTCAGGTAGTAGAGCCGAAAAAGAAAAACTA